TTTGGAACGGCACGGCCTGGATTAGCACTACCGGCGTCACGATTAACTCCGCTGGCGCGAAAGTGATCATCCCGGGCTACTTCAATGTCGACCCGAGTGATACAGCCACGGCGGTCGACATTGGCGGTTTGGCGTTCCGATACAACGGCGGCCAGAACCAGCTGTTCCTGAACAAAGGCACCGCCTGGAACCCGATGACGCCGATGTTGGGCGTGGCGGCAAATGCAGGGAAGCCTGTGATCGCGGATGCCAATGGGAACCCGACCTGGGGTCAGGCGAGCAAGTTCATGGAGCGCACGCTGGCGTTCGGAGATGACGGCGGCAGTGGCGCCTGGATCGACACCACAGCCAACGGCGGGGCTGTGGCTGAAAAATACTTTTGCATCGAAGGAACGATCACTGTCACCACGGGCAACTTCGATGTGGCCCCTTACCTAGTGCAGGACAACGATGCAGTGATCGATTTCCATGTTGATCGGGGGTTTGAAAACACCTATCACCTGACCACCTACGAAAGCGGTGGTACCCGCGATGTAAATCCCACATTTCAAAACAACCACGGCTCACGATGGACCTTCAAAATGCAAGACAGCTACCACGCAAAGGGGGCCAGCTCGCTCACCTTCCTGTTTAAGGGCTATCGCACAGCCACCGGTTTTTGGCAGCTCTACTGGGAGGGCGGCTACCGCAGCAGCAACGACACACCGATGCGGTTCAGCGGTGGCACGAAAATGAACGGCGCCCACGCGATGAAAGGGTTCGGGGTGCAAACCTTCGCCGCTGGCGGTTTGGAAACAGGGCACGCCGAAGGGTATCTGGTGGCCCGCTGGCAGACGGTGGCCTGATGCCAGAACAGTTGCCCAAGACCGCAGCAGAGTGCCGCCGCTTGATCGGGGAACTGGGCTGCGGTTGCCAGACCTACCTTGAACTTCTCAAGGAACACCTGCGGATCTTGCAGCAACGGGAGCTGCAGGAACAGTGAACAGGCGCTGGCTGCCGATCTCAATCCTTCTGTCTGTCGGCAGCATCGTGTTCTTGGCGATGTTCCACTACGGCACCTGCAAGTTCTATGAGAACCCCAAGCAGTTCGCTCTATATGAGCGATCCGGCGGCAAGCTGCCTGACCAGGAGCATCAAACCTGCAAAGCGGTAGGCGACAAGACCTTGGCAACGTTGACTGGCGTGCTGGCAACACTGCTGGCATTGCATTCAGATCCGCCTGGAAGGGGTGAATGAAATCACCCCAGCGGCATTACCGCTACGTACAGGTAGGATTTAGTCGTAACCCTCTACCTGCTGAATGACAGAAGAGCTATCCGCTGTGGCCGTGCCCAGCACCGACGTGCCCGTGGCCGTCGATCCCGCTCTGCTGAATAAGCCCGTCCGCCCTGAAGAGCAGCCCGGTAACTCCGACGCTGAACTGCTGAAGCACAAGCTCGGTCTAGCTAACCAGCACGCCAAGCAGGCCAAGAAGGAAGCGGACGACGCTCGCCAACAGATGCAACAGCTCAAAGATGAGCTGGAGCAGATGAAAGCCATCCAGCAGTCCGTCGCGCAGAAGTCCCTAGAGGATCAAGGCGCGTTCAAGGATCTCTGGGAGCAAGCGAAGAGAACTGTCTCTGAGCGTGATGCCCAGATTGTTGACCTGAAGGCACAACTCGCGTCCGTGACCGAGAACGTGGCTCAGGAACGGTTGAAGGCCGCTGCTACACAGCAGCTCAGTCAGGCCAACGCGGTGAATCCCACGCAGCTTTATCAGCTGCTGGCCCCGCAGCTTCGTGTTGACGAGGACGGTAAGCTGGTGCTCCTTTCCGGGGGCGTTGAGGTGTCACTGGCAGATGCTCTCGCTCAATACAAGCAATCGCCTGATTGGCAGCATCACTTCGGACCATCTGCTGGTGGTCGTGGAATGGGTGCGTCGCCGACTTCAACTGTGGCGCCAGGGATGAACAATCCCTACCGCAGCGGCAACCTTACTGAGGCGCTGCTGCTTGAAGCGCAGAATCCTGAACTCGCCAAAGCCTTAAAGGCCGAAGCGCAACGAGGGTGATCCACGGTAAACCCAACGACGAAGGCAAATGGCCGCACCTTTTCAGAACTATTCGGGTTCGACATTTTTGTCGGACATTGTTACGAGACCAGAATTTCTGGCCTATGTAAGCGAAGCAATCTATGAGCAGTCCGCAATGCTGCGCTCCGGCGCTGTCGTGCGTGACGCCAGCCTTGACGCCCGCGCAGGCGGCGTGAAGGTTGAGGTTCCCACCTGGCGTCCGGGCGCTCCGACTGAGGAGCGCATCGAGTCCAACAGCACCTGGGGCACCAGCGGCAAAGGTTACCTGACGCCGGCCAAGATCACTGCTGGCAAGCAGACCGCACCGATTCTGCATCGTGGTTTTGCTTACGCCGTAGATGACCTCAGCAAGCTGGGCTCTGGTGCCGACCCGATGGCTGCCATCCGTGGCTATCTGGCTGATGCCATCAACAAACTGAAGATGGCAACTCTGCTGTCTCAGCTTGATGGCTTGTTTGCCACGGCCTATACCGCTCTGCAGACCGATGTGTCCGCTGATGTGGTGCCCGGCTCGCTGACCGCTGCCAACTTCCTATCAGCGGCTTCGGCTATTGCAGCCAAGGCCAAGCTTGGTGAGCGTGGTGATCGCCTGTCGATCATCGTCATGCACTCCAGCTGCTTCTATTATTTGCAGCAAGTGGGGATGCTCACTTTCAGCTCCAGCTCCCTGAGCGGCGGCCAAGGTATCCAGTGGGGTGGCGGCGGCGTTGGCATTACCGACGCTCAGATTGCTTACTTCGCCGGGATGCGCGTCATCGTTGATGACAACATCAAAGGCGTGAACGGCGCTGGCGGTACTGCAGGTAACGCCCTGAAGTATCCGGTGTATATGCTCGCGCAGGGCGCGATTGCTGAGGGAACCCAGCAAGAATTGCGCATCGAGGCAGATCGCAACATTTTAAGCAAGCAATCGGTGATCTCCGTAGACTACCACTACGGCTATCATGCGTTCGGCTCCAACTACACCGGCGCTGATAATCCTGCGAACAGTGTCCTTGCGACTGCTGGTTCCTGGGCAAACATCTACACCGACATCAGAAACTTCGACATCGTTCGTTTGTTCTGCAACTCCCCGTTCGGCGGCGTCACTCCCTGAGTTGGCATCACGAAGGATTGGGGGCCGCTTGGCCCCCTTTTTTGTGCCTACAGCAGGCCGCAAAGCTTGGCGACGGTCATCTGGTCATGGGTCAGCTCAGCCTTGGCGGGTGCTGCTGCTGCCTTGACCTTGGGTTCGGGCTTGGGGTCAGCGATGTCGATCACCTCGACGGGTGCGGGTTCGGTCTTCTTGGTAGCCATAGGAATGAGGCTGAACACTCCCTAAGTCTGGCGAGATGGCGCGAATAGACTGAGGCAGCACGCCCGAAGCCTCGGCCCGTGATTGATCTCGTCCGCCTCTACACCTACAAAGCAGGGGAGTTCCTGCTGGTCGACGTGCCCGTCAAGGAGGCGCGTCGCAAAGCTGAGGAGCTGCGGCGCGAAGGTCGAGTGATTGCCCACACGGAACGAGTCTGATGGCGCTACCCACTGCGACGAGCTACCTGTCAGAGGCCGACGCTGACACCTACTTCGCCACCAGCTTCAACGCTGCTGCTTGGACAGCATTGAGCAGTGCCGAGAAGACGGTGGCTTTGACTGAAGCCACTCGCTGGCTGGAGACACTCTGCTGGAAGGGTGAGAAGTGCAGCGACACGCAACCGTTGAAGTGGCCGCGCAAGGCTGATGCGGATGGTTGTTGTGGGGCGGTGGCGTGTACCGCGTTACCTGAGGCGATGGTGCAGGCAACAGCAGAGCTAGCGCTGGGGCTGCATCAGAACAAGACGGCGATCGTCGGCGGCAGCACTAGCAGCGGCGCCATCAAGAGCGCATCGCTGGGCGGACTGAGCGTCACCTACAAGGACGACGTTGTGACGACGACGAAGGTCAGCGGTAGTGCGCCGCTGGTGCTGCAGAAGTTCCCTTGGTTGGTGGACCTGCTGAGCCCCTGCCTGATGCAGAACAGCAGCGGTAGCGCCAGGGTGCTGCATCGGAGCTGCGCCTGATGGCAACCTTTGACACGCTGTTTACCAAAGTCGGCAACGACCTGGTGGAGCTGTTTGGTTCCGCCGTGATGTACCACCAGCACAGCAGCGGCAGCTACGACCCGTTGACTGGTGCGGTGGTTGCAGCGGAGACGATATACAACGTCAAGGCTGGCGTGGAGGAGCTGAAGCGTGTCGAGGAGGGCGGCACCAACGAGACGATGGAGGCGCTGCTGTGGTTCAGCTATGTGACGCTGCCGATCGAGCCGACAACGGCAGACACGGTGACGTACCTGGGGAAGACTTGGAAGGTGACGAGCGTGGAGCCTGAGTTTGCAGGGGACGTTCGGATCGCGTTCAAGCTGCGTGTGAGGTCGAACTAAGGGGTTGACCCCTGCGCCTGCGTAGGGGATAATTGGTGGAGAGGCAGGGGTGCAACCCTCCTCCCCGGACCAGTCGCCCTAACGACCAGCCATGGACATCATCAGCAGAAAGGACGCCCTCGCGCAAGGGCTTAAGCACTACTTCACCGGCAAGCCCTGTAAGCACGGGCATACAGCGCCTCGTTTTGTCTCAACGCGGAACTGCTCGGCTTGCCAGCTGATGCACGAGCGAACCTATTACGCCGAAAAGCCTGAGTACAACGAAAAACGCAAGGCTAAAGCCTTGAAAGAGTACGAAGCGATCAAGGCTGACCCTGCCAAGAAAGCTGCCTATGACGAGCGTTCGCGGCGCAACAGTCGCGCTCGCTATGCCAAAGACCCCGAGCGATTCAAGGAAGCCGCAAAGGCGACGCGGATCAAGTATTTGGACCGCTACAAGGCCAAGGAATGCGAGATCGCCAGGCGCCGTTACGAGACAGACCCTGCATATCGACTGCAAAGCAACCTGAGGCTGCGAGTGCTTCAGGCCATCAAGAAGTGTGGCGTGGCAAAGTCGGCTTTCACCCAAGAGCTGCTGGGGTGCTCTTATGAAGAAGCTCGACAGCACCTTGCTGCGCAGTTCCTGCCTGGCATGACTTGGGAGAATCATGGCGAGTGGGAGATAGATCACATCCGTCCTTGCGCCAGCTTTGACCTCACCGACCCCGCTCAGCAGCGTGAGTGCTTCCACTACAGCAACCTGCAGCCGCTGTGGCGCTTTGACAATCGCAGCAAGAACGCCCGCCTAGATTGGGAGCCAGCCGCTGCCTAGGTCGTGCCTCGGTTTTCAGACAGCAAGGACTTAGAGCGGCATCTCAAAAAAGCCCTTGATCGCTTGCAATCCGAGGTCATCGTGACTGTGCAGGCGGAGCTGGGGTCAACGAAAGTGTCGCCATATTCAACGGGCCGCTTCCGCAGTAGCTGGTTCGCCAGCGAAGGGGCAGGCTCTGGCGCGGTTGCTCCCGAGGGAACAGACAGCCCCAACACTGATGCGACTGGCCTCAGGGTTGACGCCAGCAAGACATACACGCTCCAGAACGCATTGCCCTACGCCCAGAGCGTGGCGATCGAGGGCCGGGTGGTCTCGCAGCCAGCCAACTGGTTCCACGACTTTCAGAACGCCCGCATCCCCAAAATCCAGGAAGCTGCCGCCCGCGTCGTCAAGCGGGAGTTCGAACTATGACCATCCAGGACGTACGTGGCGCCATCGCCAAGCTCACCTCTGACGCTCTGGTGGCAGCAGGCATCCCCTTTGCTGATCAGCACTGGGACAACGTTGGCGAGACGCCTGGCAAGGATGCCGCTGGCACCTATGCCGTCATCAACATCAGCGTGCCGCAGCTGACGGAGGAGACGATTGGATGCGAGGGCGTCGATGCCATCCTGGGTTCCGTCAACGTTCTGCTCTACACACCGAAGGGGCAGGGCATGAAGCCTGCGGAGGACGCCCTGCTGACGGTGACGAAGGCGTGGATTGCGGAGAACGCCAAGCGCGGCAGCACCACGACCACAACCCTGCGTGTGCGCAACATCAACGGGCCCAACGGGCTGGCACCCGACCAGCGCCCACATCAGGTGACGAGCCTGTCAGCAGCCTTTACCGCTCGGGTTCCGTAGGCTTAGGGAAGCCTGATGCCCCCCTCTCAGGTGACGACGCCCCCGCCTGTTGTTTATCTGAGGTTCAAACATGCCTGTCGCATGTTCGACAACGAGCCTCACCGGCCAGGATGGCCTGGTGATGTTCTCCCCTGCAGGCACCCACTGGTGTCTGAACGACCACGCTGATTTCCCCGCTGGCACCAGCATTACTGTGCCCGCCGATGCCGACTACAAGGTCGGTGATTCGGTGGTGTTCAAAGCTGAGAACGGCGGCAAGCTGGACACCGCAATCACTGCGGGGACCACGCTGTACGTCGTTGCTGTCGGCACTGGCACGATCGACGTATCTGCCACCAAGGGCGGCACCGCCATCACCCTCAATGGTGACGGCGGCACTGGCACGGCAGATTCTGCTGGTCACGTCAACATCGCGTTCGCGCCTGTTGATGCACTGTGCGGTGTGAAGAGCTGGTCGCTTGACCTGTCTCGTGAGCAGCTCGATACCACGGTTCTGCCTTGCAAAATTGGCGGCGCCGCGTCTCGTTTTGCGAGCTTTAGAACGTCTCAATCGGGCTTCGCCAGTGGCGAGGGTTCGATGACGGTTGTGTTCACCAGCGGCACGGGACTGTCCCAGCGCTTGCTGGCGAACTCGCTCTATAAAAACAGCGTGGCCACCGTCAAGCTCTATATCAACGCTGTTTCCGGCACTGGTGGAACGCTGGACGATACGCAGTCGAACTACATCGAGGCAGCTGTGTCGCTGAGCGGCTTCAGCGTCTCGGTGAACACAGACGACATCGTTGAAGCCGAGTTGAGCTTCAGCCTGGCTGCACAGCCGACTGCCCTCTTTGGCGTGAAGCTCTAAGCTGAACTGCGTGGACTGAAGCACGGAGCCCCCGACCTGGAGCGGGGGCTTTTTCATGCGGGCTACGCTTGCCCTGGCGGTTGGTGACTCACTGCCGGCGCTGGGGAGGCTGGCCCTCCCCTCGTCACCCCTACACTGAACCCAGAGTCACATTTCCAAGCATGGACAGGGCACTAGATCGGCTGAAGGCCGCCGTGAGCATGGCGTCCGTTCGCAAGGCCGTGGAGCTCCCTGACGGCAGCGAGTTCGAGTTCTGGATGACGCCCTTGACGCTTGCCCAGCGTGCCAAGGCGCAGAAGGCCAGCGGCGATGACGCCACTGCGTTCGCCCTGCAGCTGCTGGTGACCAAGGCCACCGACGAATCGGGCACGCCCCTGTTCGTTCAGGCGGAGATGGCAGAGCTGCGCAATGCACTGCCCGCCAAGGTGGTGGACGAGTTGCTGCTGGCGCTGCTGGATGCCAACAAGAAGGAAGAGGAGGAGGAGGAGGAGGAGCTGAGCCCCAAGCCCTCAGCAAAGCGTTCAAGGACGATGCAGAGCTGAGCTTTCTGTTCTTCCTGGCGTCTGAACTCCACCTGACGGTGGGCGATCTGCAGGAGCGGATGACGCCAGAAGAGCTGTGGTTATGGTCTGGCTACTACGGCTGGCGGGCTGAGGAGCAGGAGAAGGCTGAGAGGAGAGCACAGCGGCGTCGGTAGGCTGGTACTGACGCTGCGCAGGGATCTTGGCGACGGAATTTGCTGTCAGCCTCGTGCTGAAGTCCAGCGGCCTCAACAACATCCAGCAGTTCCAGCGTCAGCTGCAGCAGGTGCAAGGTGCTGCGTCTGGTGCGCAGGCAGGGCTGACAGGTGTTGGCGGTGCTGCCAAAGGTGCGGCCGGTGCGATGAGCGGTCTGGGCGCAGCAGTTGGGGCTGCGCTGGGCCCGCTGTTGTCGGTGGCAGCTGCGCTGGGGACCGTGAAGAAGGGTCTGGATGTTGCCTTTGAGCGTGGTGCGGCTGAACAGAAGCTGCGCAATTTCACCGACAGCACGGGCGAGTTCGAGGCAGCGATGGGCGCCGCAGCGCAGGCGTCCAGCAGGTTCGGTATCAGCCAGACCGAGGCGACAGGTGCACTCGCTGAGACGTACGGCCGCCTGAAAGGTCTGGGCTTTGGGCTGAAGGAGACCACCGAGATTTACACAGGCTTCAACGCCATCGCGCAGCAGTCGGGCGTCACGGCAGAGGATGCCTCGGGGGCATTCCTGCAGCTGAGCCAGGCGCTAGGTAGCGGCAAGCTGCAAGGCGATGAACTGCGCGCCATTTTGGAGAGGATGCCGCAACTGGCGCAGGCGATTGCGCAGTCAATGGGTGTCTCTGCAGGTGAGATCCGTCGGATGGGCCAAGAAGGCAAAATCACCAGTGAGGTGATCTACCAGGCCTTGTCTGGCGCTGCCGAGGGTGCGGACCAGCTTGGCACCAAGCTGAACGAACAGCAGCAGGCGATGAAGGCCTTAGGGCAGGTGTCGGACCAGCTGCTGAACACGATCGGCAAGGTGTTTGCGCCTGTGGTGATTTCAGGCGCTGAGGCATTGGCGAAGGCTGGACAGGTGCTGGCGGACTGGTGGGACTACATCGGCGGGGTCGTGTTCCCGCAGGTGTATCAGGCGATCAAGCCAGTGATCAACGAGCTGCAGTACGCGTTCAAGGATCTGGACCTTGAACCGTTCCGGGTGTTCCTGCAGAACGTGCTGATCAAAGGTTTCCAGGTTGTGACCGGTGTCGTCGGCAACTTTGCGAAGGTGCTGGGCTTTGTGATCAACGCGATGCGGGCGCTGGCGCAGAATCCCGTGTTTAAGTTCATCGCTGAGCAGGTGGGTCGGCTGGCGAATTTCCTCGGCCTGACCAACGACAGGGTGGGGGAGTTCAACCAGAAGCAGGACGAAGCCAAGCAGGCCGCTGCTGCAACGGTGAATCAGTACAGCAACCTCCCGCCTGTAGTGGCGAATGCAAAGGAAGAGGCTAAGCAGCTGGCCGCGGCCTTCGAACAGGGCAAGACTGCCATTCAGGGGCAGTACGCCGCGCTGCAGGCAAACCTGAACCTGCTGCTGCAGCAGGCAGACAATGCCGATCGCGTTACGCAGGCGCGGCTAACCGCAGAGCAGGCGATCAACAACGCACAGATCCAGTCGCTGCAGACGGCGCTGCAGAAGGCTGCGACAGACGAAGATCGCAAGAACATCGCTGAGCAGATTTACCAGCTGGAGATAGCCAACGCGCAGGCGGTGTACCAGGCCACGCTGTCGCAGATCGATGCTGAAGTGCGGAAGGCGCAGATTGCGCAGCAGACCGCGCAGTTGCGGGTCAAGGAGATGCAAGCGGTGCTGCAGCTGGCGATTGCACAGAAGCAGGTGACGACCGCGCACTATGCAGCATTGCAGGCAGCCCAAGAAGCTGCGGGCCTTGCCAACCAAAACCTCGCGGCAACCAGGCAGATTGCTGGCTACCAGCGCCAAGGTGCGACTGCGGCGTTTGATGCCGCCACCCAGGCGGCCAGGGTGAATTATGAAACCAACTCTGCTGCCAAGGCCGCGGCACAGTTTGCAGGCGGGATGCAGGCTGCCGCGGGTGCGGCCAGTTCTGTTGCAAGCAGCATGAACAGCGCTGGCAAGAGCGCCGGTGGCAGTTACGGCGGCTCGGGGACAGGCCGCTTGTATGGCTATGACTTCGGCAATGCTGGCAAGGACCCTGCCTTCGAGCGTGCCGTGGTTGCCACTGTGCAGGATCTGCTGAAAACCTATGGCAATCGCGGGATGTTCGATCGCTTGTTCCACGAAGCGATGGGTGGCTTCATGCGGCAGGCCAACAAAACGAATGGCAAGGTGCCTGGCTATGCCAGCGGCGGATACGTCTCTGGTCCAACGCTGGCCACGATCGGTGAAGGCGGCGAAGCTGAGTACGTGATCCCTGCTAGCAAGATGGGCGCTGCGATGGCGAACTACGCTGCTGGCCGTCGGGGTGATTCAGTATTGAACCCACAGGTCAATATCACCACTGGGCCTGTGACGCAGATGGGCGGGGTGAATTACGTGACGCAGCAGGATCTGATGTCCGCCACCGCCAGTGCGGCAAAACAGGGTGCCAGCATGGCGCTGGGGATGCTGCGTTCTAACCCGGCAACGCGCCGCACGGTGGGGCTGCGCTGATGATCGGACTAGCGCACTTCCTCGAACTGCAGCGGGCGGATGGGACGCGGTTGCACGCTTGGCAGAACCACTGGCCAGGGCAGACTGTTGATGGGCACAGCTTCTACCCGTTCAATGTTGGCGAGATCAGCACCACCAGTGATGGTGGGGAAGATTCTGCGGCATTGGGATTACCGCTGACGGCAGAGACGCTGAGCCTGGCGGACAGCGGGATTCGGGAGCGGTATCTGGCTGTCATCACCAGCTACAGCTACCAGCCAGACAACCCAACAGCCAAGACGCGGGTCGCGGGCTACTACGGGCAGATCGTGGGAGCCGAGATCACAGAAAGCAGTGTTGCGTTGTCGATTGGTTGCGCGGTCGATGCGGTTGAAGCGCAGGTCCCTGCGCGCGTTTATACCACCGTTCTTGTTGGCACCCCCCCGAAGCGATGACAACCAACCCGCAGCAGCCCGGCGCAACGTCTGTCTGGCACACAGGCGAGTGGAAGGATACGGCTGGCAGTGTTGGCACGACAGATGCTGGACTGACAGAGGCGCAGCGTGTAGTGGTTCTAGGCAACCGGATACAGGTTGTCTTTGGTAAACACGTGAACGGCGCCGGTGGGGTATGGGTGACACCACCCGCGGCACGGTACGGGGTGAAGTTCAACCAGGGGCAGAACATCATTGGCGCTGCTGTTGGTCTGGTTGTCAGCGATGGCGAAATAGGAACCGTCGCAACTGATGATGTGTACCGCGGGCCTTCAGCGGTTGCAAAGCTGAAGGACGGCCTGAGTGTGTTCCGCTATGACGGAATGCCTGACGTGTCGGATGGGTTTGACTATGGCGTCAGCGGAACCACGACGAGCGATATCCTCGATTATGTGCAGCAGAGTATCTCGACCACGTACACCTGGACGGTGACTGGCACGACGTCGATCAAGTTTGAGAACTTTCTCATGCGGTCAGGGCCTGGCGTCTTGCGCACTTTCGCTTGGAAGGTCACGGTGAATGGCGCAGTGAAAGCACAGAGCGCTGGCGTTTATCAGAGCCGCTTCGACTACAGCGCCGGGTTCCCAGCACCCTCGACAGTGCGTCTTGATTTGACGGCATACACGGACAACCTGCAAAAGCCAGGCGTCACGGTTTATGGCGCTGTTTATTACAACGGCCAGAAGGCAACAGCTGCTGGGGCTAGCCCGATTTCAGGCGCGCCGATTTCTGGCGGCGAGGGCGGAACGTTTCAAGGCCTGAGCTGTCTTGCTGTACGCGGAACTTACCTGTATTCGACTGAGAAGAAAGACCCGACGGTCATCCAAAACACCGACTGGCGCAGCGGGACCTTTAACCCGACCTACACAATCAATATGCCCAACACGCGGTTTGTGAAGCTGGATCGGGTTGAAATGCGCTGTGCAGACGGTGCTATGGCGACCTATGCCTATGAGTTACATGTCAATGGTGTTCTAGTCAAGAGCCACCCCGGCACAGAAGGCCCTACGTACCCTTCTGCGATGAGCTTTGAGCAGACGTTTCCTAGCCCTGTAAACGTCACGGTCAAATACACCCGGTACGACAACAAATACTACAAGTCGCCTTTCTATTTGGTCGCACAGGAGCTGTCGTACACCAACGAGCTGTTGGTGGACACGTCGCTGCCAATGACGTTCACCGATGCTGTGCGCTGCTTTGTGCGCAATGGCGTCAAGGTGCAGAACGTGCTGACAGGCACTGTCGAGAGCAGCGACAGCTTCGCTGATGTCGTGCTGTACCTGCTGCGCACATGCGCGAAAGTCCCCGATGCGTTGATCGACTTTGACAGCCTCAAGGCTGCGGCACTGTTCACGGCAGCGCAGGGTTTCACGTTCAATGGCGTTATTTCAGGCGCCGGCAACGTGCGTGCGTATCTGCAGGCGGTGGCACCGTTCTTCTTGCTGCGGTTTGCCCAGGTAGATGGGCGTTTTGCACTGCTGCCCGTGCTGCCTGCCACAGCCGATCACCAGCTATCAACGGCGGCGGTGACGCCACGGCTGGCCTTTGACGAGACCACGATTCTTGCTGGCAGTTACACCCGCAGCTATATCCCGGCATCTGAGCGGACGGACGTGGTGGCACTGGTGAGCTGGCGCAATCAGGCTGCAAACGCCAGCTATGCCGTCAGTGCCACAGAGGAAGTGCGCTATCTGACAACGCCATCGGACGCACCATCATTGCAGCTTGATGCCGAGGATTTCTGTACCACTGCTGCCCATGCCCACACAGTTGGGAAGTATGTGTTGGCACGGCGCAAATTGATCACGCATACGGTGGTGATCGACAGCACAGTGGCATTTGCTGGGGCGCTGAAGCCACAGGACGTCATCACGATCAGCCTGGGCAATACGCCGTCACTGGGTGCAGGCGTGGCGGATCGCGTCTGGTATCGCGTTGAGTCGCTGTCGGATGTTGGCGATGGTGTCGTGCGGATTGCAGCCGAGCACTTCCCCGTCGATGAGACGAACGTTCCCCTGCTTACGCTGGAGATGCTGCGCACCGAGTGATGTTCCCGAGCCTGACACCCTCTGCACGTAGCTGGACGCCTGGGCAACCGGTGGCGTCGGCGTTTGTCAGTTCCAGCGGTTATGAGGTGCGCGTGCTGCAAGGTGCAGCATCAGTCGGGCAGCAGCTGTCGCTGGCGTTCTCGAACCTGATCGAGGCAAAGGGGAAGGAGATCACGGACCACTACGAAGCGATGCGCGGCACGTTCGGGTTGTTTGATCTGCCTGCGGAGGTCTATGGCGGGATGGCGAGTTACGAGCACATCAAGCCCAGTGCCAGCAGCTGGCGATACGCAGGCCCTCCGAGCGTGAGCTGGGTTGCCCCGGGCATCGTATCGGTCTCGGTGGAGCTGGTGGCGGTGCCCCGCTAGCCTGATGTGACAAGGCTTTAGCGCAATGGCCCGTCAATACTCTGGGCAAGACGCCGCCCTCTACGTGGACGGGGCGAAGGTGGGGCGTGTCACGTCATGGTCGATCGACGGCAACGTAGACGCCCTGGAAACGACAACGCTCGGCGATTTCGCCCGTAGCTACACGCAAGGCATCGAGTCGTACAGCGGGTCGTTGACGCTGCTGTACTACGAGACGGACGCGAACGCGATCGACGGTGGCGGCCTGCTGGATGACATCTTCCGCACGACCACGGCGCCTACGACAGCGCATAGCTTGGAGCTGCGTTTGTCAAACGGCAGCAAGACGCGCAGCCTCGGGTTCAAGGCTGTGATCACCTCTTCGTCGATCTCTGCATCCGTTGGCGAGATTGTCACTGCTGAACTGTCGTTCAATGTGACTGGTCCTCTGACCACGGCGACGGTGATCTGATGGCGGTTTGGCTAGGCGAAGCTGGGGGCATCCGCCTGGAGCGCGTGGGCGGTGAACGGCTGTACGCCACCATCAGCCCTAGTGATGTCGACATTGCCGCCCAGCGGTTTGGCTTTGACCGGTCGGTCACGGCGCTGATCACAGGCGATGCGGTATGGATCCGCAGGATCGACGAGAACGGTGCACCGTCGTCGCTGCCACTGGATTTTGCCGCGCCTGCAGCGTGGCAAGACGGGACGCAGTACAGCGACGGTCGGTGGTACGTCCACGTTGATGGCATCGGCGGTATGCGGTTGTATCGCAACTGGGCAGATGCCATTGCGGGGAAGCTGACGAAGGCATTACCGCTGCAGACACCAAGCGCAGCTATGCGCGTGTCGGTGGAGGTGGAAGGCGACGGGGAGAAGTGCCTGGCGCAGACCGTGAGCTGGACGCTGAACACCAACCGCGACGTGGCGGATGTCACGAGTCTGGGCGAAGGGTGGCGCAAGCAGCACGCCACGCTGGTGAGCGGTTCAGGCGAACTGGACTGCCTGTTCGACCCTGGACTGCGCACTTGCGGCGATGACGGGGACGCCGAGGCGAGCGTTTATCTGCACCATCTGGTGATGCGGCAGGAGATCGGGGCGACCTTCAAGGGCGTGTTCCTGCTGAAGGCCAGCGAGTCGGAGCCGATCAACGGCATGTTGCTGGGCACGGGCAACAAAAAGGAGCTGTTCTACGCCTGCGATTGCGTGGTTACCGAGGTGGCGTGTGAGCTGGAGCCTGGCGCGGTGATCCACTCGCGGATCACGTTCGTCACGACAGGACCAATCCAGCTGCTGTTTGATTTCCCCAGCAGCTATTTGCTGAAGGAGCAGGACGCGGGCAAGGTGCTGCAGGAATCTGGCTTTGGGATCTTGCTGGAGGTGCCATCCGACTGAACCTAGACTGGCTCTACGGTTTGGCAATTAGGCGTGGCTGACGCGAAGATCACGGCGCTAGCGCCGATCCTGGAAGCCGACGTACAGGCCGCGGCGGACGTGCTGCCGTTGGCAGACGTATCTACCAGCGAGACCAAGAAGGTCACGGTTGGTGCTGCCGTTGGTGCGGCGGTACGGGTCATGGCGCCCGGGTCATTGCAGGGCACGCTGATCGCGGCGGGCACTGTTGGCACGGCGCAGATCGCTGACGGTGCTGTCACCAATGTGAAGGTGGCGGCGGGGCTGGACGGCGGGAAGCTGGCAGCGGATAGCGTCACTGCCCGTGAGATCGCCGTCAACGCCATCACCACGTCAGAGCTGGCGGACGGCAGCGTGGATACCGCCGCTGTTGTTGACGCTGCGATCACTGACGTCAAGATCGCTGGACTGAATGGCGCGAAACTTGTTGCCGGCAGTGTTGGGACGGTCGCGCTAGCAGATGGCGCGGTCACAAACGTCAAAATCACAGGCCCGATTGATGGCACCAAGCTGAGCGCTGACTCAGTTACAGCAGCCCAGATTGCGCCCAATGCGATCACCGCGTCGGAGCTAGCGGACGGAGCGGTCGATACTGCGGCACTCGTTGATGGGGCTGTTTCCAACAGCAAGCTGGCTGCTGGCATCGACGGGGCAAAGCTGATTGCGGGTTCGGTCGGAGCCACGCAAATAGCGGCCAACACGATTGGTGCAGCGCAGCTTGCAAATGGCGCTGTAGACACCGCCGCGGTGCAGGACGGCGCGATTGCCACGGTGAAGATCGCCAACGCGGCGGTCACGACAGACAAATTGGCCGACCTGAACGTCACCACCGCCAAGCTGGCGGATGGTGCCGTTACAGGGGTGAAGATTGCCGCGGGCGCTGTCGACGACAGCAAGATCAGCGGCATCACCCCGTCGAAGTTAGGCACGGCGAACGCCGGTGCGGTGCTGGCAGGACCAACGACGGGTGCTGCAGCAGCTCCTGCGTTCCGCGCCCTGACAGGGGCTGACCTGCCGGTGGCGACCACCACCAACAACGGGGCGGTGAAGGTTGCTGCTGCTGGTGGCCTGGCGGTGGCGGGTGATGGTGCGCTGTCGATTGCAGCGTCTACCACGGCAGGCACCAACCCGATGGTGACGTACGGCTCAGACGGTCGCATCACCGCAGGTCGTGCGCTGGCTGGCACTGATCTGCCTGTGGCAACAGCGAGCGCTGTGGGTGGCGTGAAGGTCGGCAGCGGTCTGAGCGTGACGGCTGATGGGACGATTGCCGCGGTGATTGCTGCAGCCGATCTGCCACTGGCGACGAGCACTGTCGTGGGTGCCATCAAGCCTGGCGCAGGGCTGAGCGTCAATGGTGCAGGTGCGCTGGGTATCACCAACAGCATCACGGCTGGGACAGGCGTGAAGGTGACCTATGACGCGCAGGGGCTGATCACGGGAGCGTTAGCGCTTGCTGTGACTGATATCCCTGACCTCGATGCGAGCAAGATTGTCAGCGGCACACTGGACGGCACGCATATTGCCGCCCGCAGTGTCACGCAGCAGAAGCTGGCGGACTATGCAATTGCTTACATCCAAGAGACTTCGCCGGGATCCGTAACGGGCAGGCACCCAATTGGTGAGCTGTGGTTCCAAGAGTCCAGCGCAAAGCTGGCAATGTGGAATGGCAACTCGTGGATGAGTGTCGGCCAAGGTTCTCTTAGTGAGGAGAACATGCGGTTTTGTGGCTTGTTCAATGCCACAACGGGCCTGGTGACGGCATTGACGCCGTATGGCGCAACCGCGGGCTTGGCAGTTGGTGCTGGCATCCCAGCGGCTACCAATCAGCTCACAGGTGTTTATCTGGCGTGTGACACTGCCGGCACGCATGACACCAAGACCTACGACGTAGGCGATTGGATCATGTGCCTGGGCCAGGCGCGTGGCTGGGAACGGCTGGATCTTGCCGCTGGTGGTGGCGGCGGTGGTGGCGCCAGCAAGCTAAGTGATCTGATTGATGTGATGATCACAGCGCCAGATACTGGCAATGTGCTGACCTATAACGGCACGGCATGGGTGAATGGCGGCGTTCCTGATCCTGGGACATATTGAGTTCCTAGACTCAGGGAGCCGCACATGCGGTGATCCTTAGGGCTAGATAGCCATGCCGATCCAAACACTGCACCTGCGCTCTAGTACGCAAGGGAAAGAGCCGGTTGCGGGCACTGCAACAGGCCAGCTGCCGGTTGGCAGCATTGCGATCAACTTCAACGCGACCGAACCGTTCCTGTCCATTCAGGATTCGGCTGGCGTGATTCGACGCATTGCGGGGATCAAGGTTGGGGCGACAGCACCAGCAACGCCGACAGCTGGGGAGGCGTGGCTTGACACGACAGTGGCCGCCAAACCGATCTTCAAGGTGCATGACGGCACTGCGTGGCAGGGTGCAGGAGGCGGAACAGCGAGCGGGACGGCTCAGCCTTCAACGCCTGCCATTGGCGATTTGTGGGTTGATACCAGCGTGGCTGGTTCGCCCGTGTTGAAGGTCTACAACGGCACGGCCTGGGTCGCTGTCGCCCCTGACGCTACAACTAGCGCTAAGGGTGTGGTGCAGCTGGCTGACGCCGCAGCGGTGACGGCTGGCACGGCTGGCCTGGTGGTGACCGCCGATCAGCTGAAGGCCACCAACGACGCAATCGCAACGGCCGCAGGTGGTGGTGTCACCACGATCAATGGCACCGCACCGGTCACGGTGACGGGGACAGGTAACACCCGCACAGTGGCTGTGAGTGACGCCACGACCACGGACAAGGGGGTGGTGCAGCTAGCGGATGCAGCAGCGATCACCGCTGGCACTGCTGGGCTGGTGGTGGATGCAGCTCAGCTGAAGGTGGTCAATGACGCTATCTCCACGGCAACAGGCGGCATTACGAGCATCACAGCCAACCCGCCGCTGTATGTCGCCGGTACGGGATCGACGCGCAACTTGGTGATCGCAAACGCCACCAGTACGGCGTCTGGAATGATGACCGCCGCCGAGTTCAATAAGCTCGCAGGCATTGCCGATGGTGCTCAGGTCAACGTCCAAGCGGATTGGAACGAGACCGACAACACCAAAGACTCCTTCATTGCCAACAAGCCCACCATCCCCACGGCTGGCGTGACGAGCGTTACGGCTGCAGCGAACACCGGCATCACGGTGGGCGGTACGGCGACAGCGCCTGTTGTCAGCGGCCTAGATGCCACAACCACAGCTAAAGGTATTGTCCAACTAGCAGATGCTGCTGCCATTACGGCTGGCACGGCTGGGCTGGTGGTTACCGCCGATCAGCTACTGGCCGCTAACAACTGGCTACGCACCGGCACATCAGTTTCTCTGACAAACGTTGGCGACAACGTAGGGGTTGGGGTTACTCCAGCTGCAAATACGAAATTTGATCTCAAAGGTGCCTAT